GCGATGGTATTATTCAGTTTAATATCAGAAAAAAGGATTTATCAGAATATTCTAAAAAGTATTATGATATTAAAAAAGTTGAAATAGTTGTAAAACTTGTAGAATAATTTATCATTATAAGACCTTTAATTGTTTATGAAAAATAATAAATGCCAAATTTGTAAAGAATACTTTGATGATAGCGAAGCATACGAATATCGTGGGTTTATTTTTTGCGAAAAACATTTTGATGAAGGAATTAAAAAGGTTGATTATAAAAGAGAGCAAGTTATGGAAACGGTAGACAAGTCTATAAAATCACAGGTAGGTGGAGAATGGATGAATGGCGGATATAAAACTATGAAAACTGACGTAGGAGGTAATCCAATTTCTAAAAATATAAAAGAACCTTTAGTTTTAAAAGATTACGAGAATGGCATTTTATAATTAACCTTTAATTAAATATATGAGGTGATGGCTAACTAAATTGGGAAAATAGTTAGCGGTAGCGAAAGAACGGCAGGTGCAAGTCCTGCTCACCTCCAACTAATCTTTAATTAAATATATGACAGACACAAAAAGAGTTAAACGCTGTAAAGAATTATTTTGCGAGGCTTGCGAACAAGAAAAGAAACACAAGGATATATCAAATCTTTACGGAACGACATATTTTCAACCTCACGGTAAGCATACTTGCGGTAAAGAAAAATTTATGTGGAAAACAGATAAACCACAAAAATTTATTTGGAAAGAAACTTCTGAAGTGCCGAGTTGGGAAGAAAGACTATACGACGAAAAACCTTTCCTTGTTCCTAACGGCGGTGATATTAGAAAAGTGGAGATTACTTATAAGGACTGGATTTGGATTAAAGACTTTATCAGTCAAACTATAATCAGTGAAAGAGAGTCTGCTGTTGAAGAAGAAAGAAAAAGAATAGTAGAACGCATAGGTCAATTTGGCAGAAATACAATCATTGATGAGCTATTGAGAATTTATAAACAAGATTAAATATGAAGAAATCTAAAATATATAAATCGTCTTGGACTCAAATTGAAGACCCTCTACATAAAGTTGTTTGTCCACATTGTAAGTCTACTATTTTAATGAGTAAAAGAAGCACCATTGAAGTTCTAGTTTCTTGGGCTAAAAATTTAAATAAAAAAATATGAAAATAGATAAACCAACTTTAACAGTTATATTTATATTTACATTTTTATTTATTTACGCTATTTATATAACTTGTATTATATGGTAAAAGCAAAATCTAATATATGCCGATAGGATATTATAAAAGAAGTAAAGAACAATTAGAAAAATTAGCAGAATATGCTAGAAGACCTAGACCAAATTGTAGAACATTAAAAGATTTAGAATGTCCTGTATGTCATAAAATATTTAGACCAAAATATCATCTGATAAAACATTGTTCTAAAAAATGTTCATTACAAAATATGCCCAAAAAGGGTATTTACAGAAAATGTAAAATATGTGGTAAAATGTTTTATATATCTAAAACATTTATAAAAACAGCTAAGTATTGTTCAATAGAATGCCAACATAAAGGATTAGATAAAAACTATTATGTTAAATGCAAAGAGTGCGGAAAACAATATAAAACAACACCATCTCAAGTAAAACACAGGGGAAGTTCATTTTGTTCTATGATTTGTTTTAAAAAATATAGAAAAACTAAATATTATAAAAATAATAAAATGAAAAAAACAACTAATGGTAAATTGAAAAAGGCATTTTGGAAAATATTTAGTGAGTATATTAGACAAAGAGATAGTGTTAATGGTTATGGTAAATGTATAAGTTGTGGTAGACAAGATTATTGGCGTAATATGGATGCTGGTCATTATATACCTAAAACTGCTGGATTATCTCTTTATTTTGATGAAAGAAATGTAAATATTCAATGCACTTATTGTAATAGGTGGATGCACGGAAATTTATCTCAATATGCCTTAGCCTTAATTGAAAAATATGGAGAAAATATTTTAAAAGACTTAGATAGTGAAAGACATAAATTTAAAAAAATTAGTGTTATAGAATACCAAAAATTAATAGAGGAATACAAAACAAAAATAGACAATTTACCTAAATAAATATTATGCCACAGCTTGTCGTTGTTCGTATATATCGTTATTATATTTTCTTAATAACTAATGGATATATAAACGAAAGCGACCCTGTAAATGAGGGTCGCCGTTTGCGTAAAGAGTTTATGCACAGATTTTTTGATGAGGATATAATAGCAGTTTCAAGTAAAATAGACTTTTGGTTTTAATCATCTTCATTTTCTTCTAAATCTTTTTCTTCAATTTCTTCTGCTTCGTCAACTATTTCTTGACAAATTTCTACTAAACGATTTCTTTTTTCTAATTCTTCTTTACCCATTGAGGTATCGTTTATGTGTTCTTGGCAATCCCTTAAATCTTCTAAGGTATTGTAGAACCTACAATAAGACATGTTAGGCATATATTTATATTAGTTAATTAATTTAAAAAACAACTGATAACTGATGCGATTAAAAAATATGTAATAGCTATACGGAAAAACCTTTGGTCTTTTAGATAGTCTTGTTTTCTTTTGAATTGTCCCTGTTTTGTTCTGTAATTATACATAAGATTTGTTTTAATTTTTAAAACTTCTATTGAGAGGCGGATTTTATCCGCCACTCTAACAAGTTTTAATTTATTTTAAACCAATTTCTATAATTGGCTTACGGTTTGATATCATTATATAATATTTATATATATATAATGAAAACATTTTCAAGCCATTTCTATTCGTGTATAGATATAGCATAGATTTATTATTTAATTTTTAAATTTCTTTTTAGGTTAATCAATAGGCAAATTTTTAATTGTATCCCTTGATTAACCTGTAAAAGCTATTTAAAGGCTTATCGGACTTGTATAGTTTGGATAAGCGTTTTAATTCTCTAACAACCGAATAAGGGATTTTAATTAGCTAATTAAATTTATTTAATTTCTTCTGGCAAAGTTTTTACCTCTGCCGCATCTGCGAGATAAAACTTTCTTAATTCGTGAAGCATAAATATTGCTTCTTCAAATCTTGTTTTTTCACCTTCAGGCTTACGAAGTTTTTTATCCGTTGACATAAATGTTGCTATCTGACCTTCTAAAACTTCTAACATTCCTTTAACATCAAATATCATATTTATAGAGCTTTGTTCTTTTTTGACTTGAGGTATGTCAATTATGATTGTGGCTTTTCTATAAGTCATATTTTTATTTCCTTTATCCCTTATTCAGTTGTTAAAGAACTATCTCTATAAGGTAGTATAACATATCTAATAGATAATTCAAGTATTAGAGTATATATACTATAACTAATATTAGCAAATTATTATAATTATTAAAAATTATTTTGTCAAATCTAACTTGAAGTGGATAAATAATGTAAAACAGCAATATTTTAGCTAAAATTAGGTGTGGATAAACTAAACACTAAACTAAAAAGGTTATATTCTTGCTAACATTAGCTAATTTGCGTTGATTAATAATAAAGCCTATAATTAAAGTATAGCTTAAATAGTTTATTCAAGTAATTTGGTAAATTATTAAAGAATAGCCGAGTATTATAATTTCGGCTAATAGAATTCTATCAGTTGCAATTATGAAGCTTTATCACTTCTATTTAAATCGTGATAACTTGTTTGACTTAACCGTTGGGCTTGTTAATTGCGTTTAGATGGTAGTAATAAAGCTTTTTAATTATGGCTAAACCTAAAAAGATAAAAAACAAAAAACCTAAAAGGGTAATAAAAGACTTTAAACTATTAAAAGACTATTGGATTAATGGTCAGGCCGTGTATGAAGAGAAATGACTTTATAATTTGGGGAGTAGTAATTGATATTGTAATCATACTGGGGTTTATTATTGGTTTCTTTAATGCCTTAGCTAAGTCAGTTAGTTAAAGGTAGTAAGTATCATAAATATAATATAAAGCGTTGTAGCACAATTTGGTGGCGTCGTAAAATACATTAATAGCATAAAATAGATGAAAGATAAGATATTAGGGATTATAATGATAATAGTAGGGCTTTCAATTATCGCTTATGTTTTGGGCTTATTATTATATGAAAAAACAAATTAAACGAGAGATAATAATCAAAGACATTATAAGCATAATAGATAAATATGCAGGTAAGGTGTTTGGTATTGAAGTGGTTGTAAGCGATAAAGTTAGTAGTAAAGATTATGTAAAAGGATTTATTGAGGGTAAAAAGTATATTATAAAAGAGATTAAAACTTTACTTAAATATTAGGGCTTATTATTATCTTAAAAGGAATTTAAAAGAGATATATATACATAGAGTAGAAGTAAATTAATATAGAGAAGATTAGGTTATGAGATAAACAAGTATTTTAAATAGAATATTGTAATATTAGCAAAATAAAAAAAAATAATATAAAATAGAATTGAATTATATGTATTGTCCAGATAAATTTGATACAAGAAAACTAATAAATGAAGTTAGGCATTTAACTTTAAAAGAAATTAAAGCGATATTATTAGATATAGACCACAAAAAGACTGAAAAGGCATTTAGACAAGCATTATTGCTTAAACTTGCAAGTAATGTATTACCAAGAGTAAATGAAATAGCAGGCGAAGGTGGTGAACCATTACAGATGGTAGTCAAGCGAGCATATGATAACGAAAGAATATCAGGCGTTGAGTTAGAAGTAGGAGCAGTTAAGCAATTAGTAGAGCATAGCTAATAAGGCTATACAATGCCCTGTAATAAACATACATAGTTAAATAACACAATATAGCCTTAAGCACATATAAACGCATTAGAACGCATTATAGAGCGATAAAACACATACTACGACACCCATACCATACTTTATGAAGAAAAAACAAAAGGATTCTTTACCACAGTCCATTTTACAAACCCCTTCAAAAGAGAGTACTATACCTGCTGGAAGTATAGTAAAGACTAAAGAGATTGTTTTATTTGGTAAACAGGATGAGGCTATCTTCGCTCCTCAAAGGTTTAAAGCGTATGTGGGGGGGTTACAGAGTGGTAAGACTATTTCTGGAGCTGTTTGGAGTAGAATCCAATATGACCAGAGCCCAATGGATACAGGACTTATTTGTGCTCCTACCTATAAGATTCTCCAGCAGAGCACCTTACCTAAGTTTTTTGAAATTAATCCAGATTTAAAACGTTTTCATAGAAAAGTAGATGGCACGATAGAAGTTCCCAATCGGGGAGTTATCTATATCAGAAGCACAGAGAATCCAAATGTAATTGAAGGTATGACCTTAAAGTGGATTTGGGCTGATGAAGCAGGACAAATGAGTATAGACGCTTGGGTAAACTTTCAAGGGCGTTTAAGTATTCTTAAAGGAAATCTGTTTTGCACTACCACCCCTTATACTTTGAATTGGCTATATACGGACTTTTACGGTAAATGGCAGGGTGGTAATCCAGATTATGCCGTATTTCAATGCCGAAGTTGTGATAACCCTTATTTCCCCAAAGATGAATATGACCGAGTAAAGTCCACTATGGACCCCAGAACCTTTAGGAGAAGATATGACGGTTTGTTTGAAAAGATGGAAGGTTTGGTTTATGAAGACTTTGTTCCTTCGGTTCACGTTATAGACCCCCAGAAGATTAACTTTAAAGAAGTAATTGCTGGTGTGGACTGGGGCTATACTAATCAGGCTTCCATTGTGATTATAGGAATTGATAAAGATAACTGTTATTACGTTATAGACGAGTATTACAGAACAGGTAAGACTACTTCGGAAATTATTGAACAATGCCATCGTTTTATAAAAGAATATAAAGTTCGTTTCTTCTATCCAGATTCTGCTGAACCAGACCGTTTGGAAGAAATGAGACGAGCAGGGATTCACCCCCGAGAAGTGAATAAGAGTAAGAAAAGCGTTATTAAGGGTATTGATACGGTTAGGGAAGTTATGCGAGAGAACAAGTTTAGAGTTTTCTCCAGTTGCAAATACTTTTTAGAGGAACTTTCCCTTTACCATTATCCAGAAGCCGAAGGAATTGTTGAAGACGAAGTTCCAGTTAAGGAAAATGACCACCTTTTAGACGCATTAAGATATGCTATTTATACTTATAAACCAGTTCGTAGAGTTTTTGAAAAGAAAACTTATAAATCTGTGAATAGTATCACAGGATATTAATTATAAACGATATATTATGAAAATTCCTAAAAAACTGAAAATTTGTGGTTTAAATTATACAATTAAAATGGAAGATAGTCTTCACGCTAATCAAGGATTAGCAGGAGAACATTGCACTCATAAACTTTTGATTAGAATACAAAAAAAGGATTATGAACCACAAAAGATGGAACAAACATTTTTTCACGAAGTTATGCACGCAATAGATGACCACTATTTAAATAATAAACTTAGTGAAGACCAGGTTAGTGTTTTATCTAATGGATTTTATCAAGTATTAAAAGATAATAGGTTAATTTAGTTCTTTAAAATCTGCAGTCAAGTCAAGTAAAGTCATGTCAAAAAAATTAATGTTACGTGATACTGATAAAGATGTTATCACGATAAAAGCGTTAGATGATGGTGGGTTTAGTATGGAATGTAAAAATCCAGATGGTACTCAATGGGGTGGAAATTTTTATGGATTAATTTCTTACGAAGGTTTGAGAGGATTAGAGGGTAAGATACTTACAATTATAGATGCAGCTTTTCAAGATAGAGAGCAAAGAAAGGCTGTTAAGGATATAGTTAGAAGAACGTTTTGGTTTGATTGGGTTCAAAATACTCTTTATAGAGGTAAAGGCGATATGCCAGTAGGCATGCCTAGTGAAAATTTAAAGTTTAATTAATTAATAAACTTTGACTGCAGATTTTAAATAATTATATGGCGATTAAATTGAAAAAGAAAGATTATTCTAAATGCATTGAATATATAAATTCTTGTTATAAGAATGCTTTAGATTTTCAGAAACCTTATTTTGAAAGATTTAACGATTATTACAGAATGTATCGGGCGATACGTGAAGATGGCAAACAAAACTATGCGGGTAGAGCCAAACTCTATATTCCGTATGTTTTTGCTACCATAGAAACCATTATTCCCCGTCTCGTGGGTGCTAAACCTAAGATTGAAGCTGTGCCGAGAGAACCGAATGATATAGAAAAGGCTAAGAATAACAATTCTTTGTTCAGTTATGAATGGGACGAGATGGAAATGAAGTCTATTTTGAAACTTTGGGCTAAACAGATGTTAATTTACGGCACAGGCATCCTAAAACTTAGCTGGCTTTTTAAAGGAGATGAAACTTCTGTGCAAATTGACCGAGCTAACGCAGAATTAGTTGATTTATTTGATTTTTTCGTTGACCCTAACGCTACCACCATAGATGATGCCAGATATATTATCCAAAGAGCCGAAAGAGACCTAGAAGAACTCAAAAATAACCCTAATTACACCATTCCTAGAGAATTAGTGGCTCAAGTTCAGGATGACCAGTATAAAATTCAGCGAGATGCTGTCTTGGGTCTGGTAAAACCAAAGGAAGCTAGCCAAAAAAAGGTTCAAGTCTTGGAATATTGGGGAGATTATGACTTAGGTGATGGTGAAGAACCTTGCTTAATTGTCAAAGCCAACGACTTTATTATCAGAGCAGAACCAAACCCTTACGCCCATAAGCAAAAACCTTTTATAAAAATGGAAGATACACAAGTTCCTCACTCTTTCTGGGCGATTGGCGAAGTAGAACAGTTAGAATCTTTACAATATGAGTTAAATGACATCCGTAATCAGAGAATGGACAACGTTACACTTATTCTTAGTAGAATGTGGAAAGTAGATAAGAACGCTGGTGTAGACGAAGAAGACCTTATCTCACAAGCTGGTCAGGTAGTCCACGTTGACGATATGGATGGCGTAGAACCACTCACCACCCCAGATGTCACCCAGAGTGCCTATAACGAAGAATCACTTGTTAAAGGCGATATGCAGTTAGTTTCTGGAGTTTCAGATTATACTCGTGGTGGAAGTGAAAGTGGCAAAGGACAGGGTGGTTCACTTAATCAAACTGCTACAGGAATTGCCTTACTTCAAGAAGCTGGTAATGCCCGTTTTAAATATAAATTAGACAATATAGAAGACTCTTTAGTATCTTTTGGTAAACAGTTAATGGCTCTTAATCATCAATTCATAGATACCCAGAAGACCCTTAGAATTATCGGAGCTGGTAGAACTCAATGGATAAATATGCAACCTGATGATATTACTGGACAATTTGATGTCACCGTAGAAGCTGGTTCTACTCAACCAATGAACAAGAGTGTTCGTAGAGCCGAAGCTAGAGAGTTAGTCCAGACTTTAATTCCGTTGGTTCAACTAGGAATTAATATAACACCAATTATCAAAAATTTATTACAAACCTATGATTTACAAAACGTTGACGAAGTTTTTCCGCAACAGCAACCAGGAATCCCAGCCCCAGGACTTGACCCTCAAAACCTCTTGGGAATACAAGGAAAAAACCCAGGAACTGCGGCACAGCAAGGTTTTCCCACACCTGCAAACGCTAATCAAGCACCAGGTATCGTTGCTAACGCAAACAATGGTTAATAAGGTTACTAG